GAATGACAGCGTATATTTACTGCCGACAACAGTCGGAATATTTAAGACAGTTGTCAATAATTGTTTCGTGTAAATAACACCATTTTCAATCTTGCTTACATTCGCCCCATGGTAAATTTTGTCGGTGTAGTCAAACAAATTCTTTCCTTGCTCCACAACGCTCTCCGTGCCTGCGCTGACAATCTCACCGTCAATGACCTCAGAATGACCGCCTATTGACTTCACACTCATCAGCTTACCGCCTGTAGGCACTGCTTTCTGATATGCCGTATCTGTATCAGTTTCAAACCGGTGTGTGATACCCTGACCGATGTCATATAACGCATTTACTCTGCGTTGCAACTCTTTGTCCGTCAGCTTCACGTTAGCTATTTCAGCCGTGTTCTCAGCTATCTTTTCGACAGCTGTAGTGTAGTCATCAGGTAGGCTGTCAGCTACCGCCTGTGCTGTCTGTGCGGCAGTTTCAGCGGCTTTTCTGTCCTCTGCGACCTTAGCGGCATTTTCTGCTACATTAGCTTTATCTGCTGTCACCTGTTCTGCCAACGTCTGCACCGCCTGTCTGTCTGCCGCAGTGCTGTCAGCGCAGTTCTTTGCGGTCTTTGCGTAGCCTGCTGTTATGGTCTTGTCAGCCTCAGTCTGCTGTGCTGCCGTTGATGCCTGCGCTGCGGATATCTTGGCGGCGTTAGCTTGCGTGACCGCCTGCTGACGTGCGGTTTCTGCACCCTGCATGGCAGTGTCTGCCTGTGTTGCGGACGTTTCAGCAGATGCCTTTGCTGTTTCCGCACGGCTTGCCGCTTGTTCTGCGGTGTCGGCTGATTTCTCTGCGGATGTGTCAGATTTCTCAGCGTTTTCTGCCGCTGTAGTAGCCGTTCCTGCGGCGGTGACGGCTGTCTGCATATCTGCGTGTGCCTGTCTGCCTATGGCGTCTATCTTATCTAGTGCGTCCATAGCCACATCAGGTGACGGGATAGCTGTATCACCGATAGCCGCACCGATACGCAGACGGAATATGCGTGATTTTTTAACTAAAACATATTCGTCGCCTGCTAATTTTTTAGCCGTTATCTGACAGCTGACTGTCTGCGCTGAACGCAAGATATCTGCCGTAGGTGTCCATGTGTCGCCTGTGATATCGACCTCATACACTGTGCCGTCGCCATAGTCGATAGTCAGCACATAGCGGTCTGCACCATCTATCTCCATGCCCTCGACCGATACAGGACGGGCATTAGTTTCACCGACATAGCCCAGCAGGGCTGTTGATGTCATTGCATTGTAATTTTCGTCTAGTCTGATTACCATTTCTGCACCCCCTATACGATTGCTATGTAGTCTATGCTATATGTTCCTGCAGGTACGTTGACAGTGGTTGCGCCATTGCTAGGACCCATGCAAATCACTGCGAAATATGCGCCCTTGTACACCTGCACATGGGTGCAGTAGTTCTGAAATGGGCTAGGTGTGCCGATATCCCTCAGCGACACGCATATCTGTTTTGGCACAAAATCCAAATTCAGCGGTATTTGTACGCTTGGTGCTGCCTTTTCCAGTGTGTATTCAATCGTGCCACTTTTGATTTTGTTTTGGTTTAAATCATTTACTGCCTGTTCTGTTGCCGTTAGTGCGTCAACCAACGCCTGACGAACGTCACGGCCGTAAAATGCGTTTCTGACAGTTTCGATTGCTGCTGCCAAATCAACATTATTTGCCATTTTATCCCTCCTAGTCTAGTGTGTGGTTTTTTGTTGTAACACTGTTACACATAATATCACCTGTCTTGCCGTAGCACTGTATTGCGGTTTTTTCATTTTCGTTGTACAGATACATCGCCCTGTTATTGGTATCAACTGTAAATACTTTTTTTCCGCTGTCTGTGTACGTTGAAATATTACCACTATTTGTATCTAGTGAAAATTTTAATTCGTTATTCCAATAGCCCGACATAGCACCAGCCTGCAGGACGATATGACCGCCGATCGTGCTGTTATCAATGCGTATCTCCAGTGGGCTGACTTTCAGCGTCCATTCGTTATGGGATAGCTGAATTGCACTGGTATTTTGGCTAGATGTTTGAATATTAATGCTTCCGCCTGTGATAGTCGCTGATTTTGACGATAGTTTATTAGCTATCACGTTTCCGTTCTCGTCCACCTTGAACGTTCCGCTGCCGTTGTTGATTTTCAACCCTGTCAGGGTCAGGGCGGTTATAAAACTAGCCACCAAATTTCCGTCGATAGTCCACGCATTTGTGTACGGTCCGTCTTTTGCAGAACCGCCGTCCGACGATTTCCAAAAACCTAAACCATTTTTGTTCAGCTGAATGCAGGATTTACAGGTATTTATATCAGCCGTATCCATAATTAAAATACGCTGAGGTTTCTCGGACGGGTCAAGAATAACATGACCACCCTCTGCACCTGTAATCAGTTTTGTAGCATTTTCGATTTTGCTGTCTATCACCTGACGATTTCTGAATTCACTATCATCAATAGCAGTCTGCAGGCTCTTGGTTTTTGCTGTCATGAACCCCGTCATGGTTTCAAATTTGTCACCGAATGTCAGCTCGGATTGTTCAGGGCTGTCAAGGTTTATAGTAATGCCGATTATGCGCAAATCTTCATCAATCCCCATAAGAGGGTTGACAACACGATACCAGCACCCTAGCTCAAACTGTTCAAAATTCATATCAATCGTTGACAAATCAACCGCAGTTATTTTATACTGCTTTTTGGCTTTGTTTGCACTTTTCAGGTATGCTGTAGCTTTTGTTTTCAAAACTGACGCCTGCGTTACGTCGTCCCACGTCTGTGTACCGCTGATAACGCCATACTTAGCGACCAACGCACTATCTTCAATATAGTCTTTACCGCCGTTTACACTGCCAATCGTCAACCTTTTCTCGCTGTCGGTCAGCTTTGCGCCCAACGGATATAGCCGTGTAATAACGCTCGTTTCATCAACTTCACGGCTGATAGTTTTGAGATTTACCGCCAGTTCTATTTTTGTGTCTGTGCCGTGTCCGATATGTTCCAGATAGTCTATGTACACTTTTCCGCCTTGGTCTCTCAGCTGAATTTCACCGCCGAATTTTCCGACCAGCTGTTCAGATATAGCGTCCATAGTCGATACCCAATTGACAGAATACGTGTAGTTATTTTCACCCGTCACAGTGACCTGCCCGACCGATATTTGTTTATCATCACCGACCTGCGCATTGTGTTTGGAAATGAATGACGCTAGCACTGTCCGAACGCCTACCACTTTGTATTCTGCATACGGCTGAACGCTGTCATATAGCCAACCTAAACGCCCCTCACAGGTGACAGATTTACAAATCAGACCTTGCTCGTCCATGCTGTCAGGGCATTTCAGCACACGCCCGATAAAAACGTCTTTGCCTGTGCTATCGTCCGTGACAGTGACCGATGTTGTCAGTGGTTTCAGTTTGTCATATCCTGCATTGTCGGGGTATATGGTAAACGTGAAACTGTCAACGGCATTGACAACCTTGATACCTTTTCCGCCAAAAATGCGGTCAAGATTATCACTATGTATCGTAGTTTTTTCAGCGCCATTTGTGATAGTGACAGTGTGCATTTATAACACCTCCTCATGCAGATCCAGTGTGAGAGACCCGAAGCCATATGCTGACAAAGTATTCAACCCAGGTTGTAAAATCAGTTCGTCCATATCGAATGGTTTTTCTGTCGGTCTGTATACCTTTTCGGATATATCAACGCCGTTATTTTGGAAATGCGTGAATCCTACCTCGTCGGTATCATCAGCAGACCGCCTATATATCAGACGTGGTTTTATCGGCACGTCCGAATACAAATAGACTTTCAGAACGCCCATAGGGGCGTGTGGAGCCATTTCAATAGCCGTCAACGTCATATCCGTAAGATTTAGATAGTCATTTTCAAAACTGAAATCATCAAATCCCTTGTCTGAAAAATCATCAGATATCTTATACGGCTGTGCTTTGAACGACGCCGTTACCTCAATATGGTAGCCTTTTTCGCTTTCGGCACAGCTAATTGCTCTAGCCTTATAGTGATAAATTTCGGCATCGTCATATAAATCGCATTCCCCAGCCGACAAAATCCAGTTTTCAAAATCTGCCACTGTTTTCCGCAGGGTGGTTTTTGGACAGTCCATAAACACGAATTTGTATGTCAGTGTTCGTGTATCATAGGTAGGTTTACCGCCATTCTGATATGTGAAACATATGTCGCCATTGCGGTATGGTATAGTAGCCGATATATCCCTAATACTTGGTGGCGGTGTACTGCGTGATGTCAGCAACGCTCCGAAATCGGTATAGGAATTTTTGCCATTTATCGTTATACTAGACATTGTCAGCCACCCTCCTAGCGTTCAGATTGATTTTTTCAGCCATAGCAACGTCCATGTATGGCGCTGTCACTGTGGCAAAACGTTTTCCGTCAATGTTCATAACCACTGTCAAATCACCGCTCTTGCCGTTTGACGTCGTGCTGTCGGCTTCGGTTGATATTTTGTCAGCAGTTTTTCTTGCGGTCTGTCTGCCTATCATGACAGGGTCCATTTCAGCCGATACACCTGCAACACTGTCAACGATAGCCTGTGCCTCGTCCACTGGTTCGTCCGCAGTGTCTTCCATGCCGACAGCGATACCAGACGGCAGATACTGACCGACCTTTTTCGCCATGACCCTTGACGGGGAATGAATGTCGAAGAAATCGCAGAATCCGTCTATAATGGCACTGCCTACGTCTTCCACCACGCTCCAAATTCCGCTGACAGCAGAAACCAAGCCGTTCAAAATGCCTTTGAGAATATTTGCGCCCAAGTCCAGCCAATCAACTTCCTTGAAGCCGTCTATGATAGCGCTGATTATATCAGGCAGTGCGTCGATAAGGTCAGGCAGAGCCTGTGGCAAGCCCTGTGCTAATGCGACAATCAGTTCCATACCTGCCTTGACTAGCGCTGGCAGATTTTCTGTCAATGAATCTGTTATAACAGGTATCAACGCTATTATTGCGTTTATCAAATCAGGCGTGCATTTGGTCAGACCTGTTATCAATCCTGTTAATAGCTGGAAACCGCCCTCAATGATTGCTGGCAGATTTTCAATCAATGTGTCAGTTATTTGTTTTATCAAACTAGGCAACATTGGCATTAACTGTTTGATAACGTCATTTAGTCCGTCAATCAGACCTAAAAACAGTGTGATTGCACCCTGCACCAGTTCAGGTACTAGCGTCGGGATAGTTGAAACCAATGCATTTATCAGCCCGAAAAAGCCGTTAAGCAGTGACGGCAAAATTGAGTTGATTAGCGACGGAGCTGATTGTGCTAGCGATTGAATGATAGATGTTAAAACTGTGGTTGACGCTGTGATTAGTGTAGGTGCGTTTTCGGCTAGCGTTTCTGACGCAGAACTGAACAGCCCAGATATAACAACAGGAATTTGTTCGATCAAGCCGTCAAGACCGCCACTGTCATATGCGTCTAGCAAACTAGAAACGCCGTTAAACAGTTGGGTAAAGCCGCCCGACAATTTTTGAACAGCTGGCAACGATTTTGTCAGAAAATCTGCCGCCATTCCCTTTGCACCTGCCATAACAGGTGTGAACGCAGTTCCCAAAGACGCAAGGGCGTCCTGCAATTCAAAACTAGCACGTTCATAGTCCAGCGTTGATTTATTTGCAGATTGGTATTCGTTATTGATTTCCGACAGACCCGAATTTGCCAGCCAATCAAGGGCATACTGCTGACGTTCTGCTTCTGACGTGCAGTTCTGTAGACCCGCATTAAAATCATCAACGCTATCACCCATACGCCCGATAAGCTCTGAAAACTGACCTGTCGCAGCACCTGTGGCAAGGGTTTCCTGCAAGCTGTCTGAAAGGCTCTCGATTTTCAAGGTATCAGGGAATTTTTCAACTGCTCCGCTAAGTGCATTTATAGCAGGCGTCATTTGTTCATCGCTGAAACCGATAGCCATAAGGTTTGATAACGCTTCAATACTTGAATCAGATTCGCCAGTGATAGCCACCAAATCTTGCATTTTTGATTTCATAAAATCAAAATTGTTGCCACTGGTTTCGGCGTTTGTTTTCAGCTTGGTCATATCGCTGTTCCATTCACGGCTAGTTTCGACGTTTGCCGCAAGTGCCGTTGTTACAGCTGCAAGACCAACACCTATGGTCTGTGTGTATTTCTTGAACCCGTCAGCCGCCTTGCCTATCATGGCTGTGTCTATTTTGCCCAGCGTTGCCGTGAACTTCACGGCTTTGCTTGCCGCACCGCCTATGGCAGAACCGACTTTTTCGACTTTTTTTATGACAGGTTCGACCTTGTCTTTGGTTTCTTTGAATGCCGTGCCGATAGCATTGACATTTTTCTTTTCATCTTTCAGACTTGACAGCTTCGACTTTGTCGTTTCCAACTCACGCTGAAACGCACGATACTGTCCTGCGTCTATCTCGCCTTTTTTATACTGTGCTGTGACCTGTGATTGTGCCTCTTTCAGCACGTCCAGCTTGGATTTTGTTTCTTTGATACTATCTTTCAGTAGGTCTTGTTTTTGTTTTACCAGTGTGACGTTATTCGGGTCTAGCTTCAGGGCTTTATCGACCGCTTTCAACTCGCTTTCCAGCTCACGGCTCTTTTTGTTCGTTTCTTTCAGCGCCTTGTCAAGACCTGTGGTGTCACCGCCTATTTTTATCGTAATACCCTTTATGCTACTTTTTGCCACCTATCATTACCCCCTTTCCGAAATTTTCTCTCAAAGCCTGTCGGTCAGGCTTCGTCAGGGTAAGCCTATATGCGTTATCTAGGTACTCTTGACCGCTCTCGCTCTGTCTGAGCCGTGCAATAAATGCGTCACGACGTATCAGCAGATAGTCATAGTAGTCCATATCGTCAACATCATATAGCGATATACCCATATAGTCTGCAACTAATTTTTCCCACGTTGAGGAAATTTCATATTTCTCCCCCTCTCTATCCTGCGGTGGATAGTAGGGGAGTGCTAGTTTTTTGAATTTTTGATTTCAAGCAGATAGTCGATATATGTGCGGTAGAATGTTTGAATGTCGTATATATCCCAATCAGCCAGTGTTTCAGCCGTTATCGGTATCTTTGCGATGTTGTGTGACATCAGCTTTGCGCACATTTCAATTGCTTCGTCCAACTTGTTGCCGCCAAGCTTTGCGGATATTTCCCCGAACGCTTCAATCTCGCCCTTTGTGGGTGGCATGACAAAAATCGTGGTATGCTTTTCATCAGCCAGCTCAATGCGCAGGCTAGGTTTTTGCATTTTATTGAAATTCAACGTCTTTGGCATTTTTACACCTCCAAAAAAACAGCCCACTGAAAATCTCAGCAGGCTGTGTATTTGTGTTGCTTATGTGGCACTTATTGACTTATCCTCTTCGATGTAGGTAATCAGTGTTCCTTCGCTGTCGCTTGGCAGTGCTTTGAACTCTGCGTCAATAACGCTTTCCTTATCCTTTGCAAATGCCAGTTCGATGCCGCTCTGATTGTTACCCACGATCATGACCCATATATCTCCGTCAACTGCGTCAACGTGGTGGAAGCAGAGAACATACCTCTTGCGACGCATATTCTTCAGACCGCCAATTTTGACAGTTCTGCGCTTCTTGCTGGTATCTTCTGTAACTCTTGCGGTATCGCAGAGAACGTCAAGGGTATTGCCGTTGAATACCATGATACCAGTTTTCAGCGTAGCCTCTTCCTCTGTGATGATTGTCTTCTGATGTGTGCCATCATCATCACTTGCGGTGTAGAATGTCGGCTTATAGGACAGGGTTGCGCCGCCCTGGATATAACCCAGCACATTGGCTTCGGTGCAGATAGTATCAACATCAGGTACTGTTTCACCGCTGAAATCCTGATAGTAGATATAACCGCTTCCCAAGATGATGTTACTTGGGGCTTTCTTTGTCTCAGCCATTTTAATTCCTCCTTTTTAAATTTGTGATTTATGTACGAATAATTTTTCAACAGATTTTGGGCGTTTGCTATTACCATTTAACATCCTTAAAACTTCTTTTTGCCAAACGCAAACAAAATCGTCAGGTGCTTGCAGTTCCGAAATAAATACTGTGTTTTTCTCACTGATTTTTCGCATATATTCCCAAAATTCAGTGTTATCAAATTTGCCTGTTGAATAGCCTGTAACATTAGCATATGGTGGGTCAGCGTATACTATAGACCCGTCAGGAATGTCAACACTGCGATAATCGGTACAGGTAAATTTTGCTGTTTTAAGATTTTCAATATCTCGCATTATAGCATTCTTACCTTGCTTGGCATAGTTGTCACCCTTTTTGTTTCGGGCATAGCCGCCAAACCATTTCGCATCAAACGAACACGCAAAGCCCACAAAGCCAGCCAACGCCTTATCCTCGTCCTTATGCTCACGGATATATCTATACTGTTCTTCAGATATATTTTCGGGCAAGTCATAGCCGTTTTGTAATGCCTGATACATAGCTATCAGATATGGGTGCAGGTCATTGCATATAACATTTTCAAAATGTGGTGCTAATTTTGTTTCGATTGCACAGCCGCCACAGAACAAACTTACAAACGTCTTAGTGTCTTCCTTTTTTTGTAAAATAAGTTCTGAGATAGGTTTTGCTATCCTGCATTTTCCGCCTAAATATCGCATTGTTTCTTCCTTTACTTCAGGTAATTGGTAAATGAATATCTTATCTGATATTCCTTGCTGTCTTCAATCCAGCTTTCAGATTTTTCTAAATCAAAATCTGCAAACTGTTTCTCAACAGCCGTTTCTAATTCAACGTCGATTTTCCTAGTGTACAATTCAATGACTATCGTCTGCTCTCGCAGGCTTGCGGGGTGCATATCGTCTCCGCTGTCTATGGTGCTTTCACGATAGAACACGCAGTAGGGTGTTTTCATTTCACCACGTGATGAATAGTATGCGATTCTGCCTTGTAGTTCGTCGACAGCCGTTAATCGTGAACGTATATCATCCAATGTCAAATTCATTTCTTCAACCTCGTTTCTATCAACTCAGGCAGTGTTTTTTGTGCATATTCCTCAACTGGTTTGATATGCACAAATGCCTTTACTCTGCCCTTGCCGCCTTTCTTTGCGTGACCGTGTTCCAATAGATGTGTCAGATAGTAGTATTTTTTGTTACGCACAACAACACGGTTGTTGCCCGACTTAGCGTATACTGTTTCGGCTTTCCAGTTTTCGGCATACTCGCCTGTGCGACGTGGTGATGTGGCTTTCAACTTTTCAACACATTGGTCTGCAACCTCGTCGATACAGCCGTCAACTATTTTTGCGGTTTCTTCGCTGTATTCTTTCAGGTCATCAGCGACCTGTTTTGCCAGTTTGCTGACATCAATTTCAACCGATTTCATCAGCAATCACCGCCAAAGCGTTCAGCCGTCAGTTCAATGGCTATTCCTGCGACATATGTGCGTATGATACGATACTCCCGACCGTTGTAGAATAACATATCTTCGTCATCATAGTCATAGTAATCTGCCATTTTGATTTTCAGCGTAGGTTGAAACCCTGCTTGTGCGGCACTGTAAAATTCAGACCGTGAAATTGATGATATTTGGCAAAATACCTCTTTGGCATTCTCCCAATCAACGACCTTTTCTTGATTTCCTATCTCGTCTGAAACTATCTTTGCTTTGGCAATTTTTACAACATCATTGAACATTGTTAAATTCCCTCCGTGTAGTCCTCGTTCAGACTTAGTGCGTCTCGCAGGCGCTCGTAGTTCTTGCGGAAATCTTCACCTTTGCCGTTGAAATCATACTGCCATTTGACATAGTTTTCGATAGCCTTTTTCAGAATTGCACTGCAATCATCAGCGTCAAAGGGAACGAACACGCCCACACGCTTTAAGTCTTCCATGCAGGCGTCCACGTTTGACATAATGTCGCTATCTAGCTTGTTGTGCGATATCCTCAGCGATTTTTTCAAACTTTCTAGCATTCGTTATGCCCCCTTTATCATCATGATTACTTACTCTTCTTCGTGAGTGTCACAAGGCTGTTCTTGTCGACGACCTTGCCGTCTACCAGCATGATACCCTTTATAACCTGATCCTCAGTGTCATTATCCTCATATCTCTTGACTGTCATCTGGAGATTTGTGTTGAGGATATAGTCCTCAGGGCGGAACAGAAAAGCGACGATTGTGTCAGCCGATACAGCGTCGGTATAAGCGTCGATATCATCAGAGAACACAACAGGTCTGCCAAGAACTGATGGCTGCATATCGCCGTTAAGACCATAGTTGACCCTTGCGATAGGCTGTCCCTGAGTATCTGTCATTGCCTGGATAGTGCAGAATGTTGACCAGTTCATAAACCACTTAACGCCTGCTCTATAACCTGACGGAATTTTTGACATCATATTCCACAGGGTATCGTATGTAATGCCGCTTGCCAGTGCAATGTTCACATTCTGACCGCTGACAACAGTTTCCGTCAGAATGCCCTTTGGTCTGGTTGTGCCGTCGCCCTTGATGATTGCTGTCTCGATAGCGGCGATCATCGCATCTGCCACCTGATTAACGAACACAGTTTCAAAGAAATCAAGAGATACTACCGAAACTTCAAGCGACATTGAAATTGGGCATCTGAGCTTGAAGTAGCTGAAAGTGATTGAGCCTGTAGTCTTCTTCTGTGTGTCAGAACTTGCGCCCTCAGCAACCCATGTTGCAACTGGCTTTGCGCTTGATGTAGGGATTGTCACGCCGCCCTTGATATTGGTCTTTGTGACCAGTGCATAAATCTGTCCGTGTTCCTCCAGCTTCTCAACGATTCTCTGCATAGTCGTTGACGGAATAACAGCCGCAACGTCAGTGGTCTTTGTGTTCTGCGCTTCGTTCGCAAACTTCGCAGGGATTGGTGTACCCTCGAGAACGTTGTGCATAAATGCAGTTCTGTACTCGATACTGTCATAAATGTTTGATGTGTGTGTGATCGCATTCTCGCTCATCTTGTTTTCATTCCTTTCAATGATATTTTTCATGGTATCTGACGCATGGTCCTTTGTCATGGCGTTCAGATTTGCCTGTGTCTTTGCCGCTTTTTCAGCGTCATTCATCAGCTTTTCAGCTTCCTCAAAATTGCCCTCGTCGATAAGAGCCTGAGCCTTGTCAAGCATTTCCTGTCTTGTCATTTTTATAACCCTCCTTTAGTTTGTCTAGCCTTGCCTGTGCTGTTATCTTTTTATCAGCACGCTCAGCTTTCATTTTTTCGATTACGTTCTGCGGTATGATATCGCAGTAAGCCGCCACCAACTGTGACTTGACGTTCTTGCTTCCTGCAATTTCGTCTATCAATCCCAGCTCAACCGCCTCATCAGCCGTCAGCCATGTTTCCTTATCCATGATTTCCAATGCCTTTTCCTTTGCCATGCCCGACTTAGTTATGTAGGCGTTTGCAATAGTTTCATTGGCTTTCTGCAAAATCTCTGACATCTTGTCCATGTCATGATAATCACCGCTTGCCACCGATGATACGTTATGTACCATAATTTGTGCCGTCGGTGATATATCTGACTTGCCTGCACACGCTATCACGCTTGCCGCACTTGCCGCAAGACCGACAACGTGTATCTTGACATCGCCTGAATATTCACGGATTGCCGAATAGATTTCGGACGCTGCAAAAATATCACCACCGCCAGAGTTAATGTAAACTTCCAACGGCTCGCCTTTTTCAGCCGCAGCAGTTATACCCTTTGAAACCTTTGCAGGAGAAGTGGCGTCAATGTCGAAAAGGTCATAGATCCACTGGTCATCATTCGGAATGATAGTACCTTTGACGTTAATTTTCATCATTTTCACCTCCCTCGCCGCTGTCTATCTTTGCCGTGTCTAGTCTGACATAGTATTGATCGCCCGAAGGAATGTCAGCCAGATTGAACACGCTTCGGATTTCATTTGCGTTCATGATACCCCTGTCAAAAAACTGCACCAGATTCAGCTTGGTTGACATCGACGCAGTGCTCAGATTGAACGCTTCAAAAACTATCTTGTTGCCATATCCTCTTTCAATACGGCTGAATAGTTTTCGTGTAAATTCGCCAGCCAATTCCATTACTACTGGTTCTATCTCCGATTCGTAATAGGCGTTGTATTGGTCTTCGGTGTAACACGATTGCACGATATTTGCATTCGTGTTAAACAGTGAATAAATTCTCTGCGTAGTCTTCTCCATGACCGACGAATTTGGTACATAGTCTTTGGCGTCAACTTGCTTTGCGTCAGCCTTGCTGTCGACCGCCGCAACACCTGTGCCGTTCTGAACGCTCATGAACTGTTCGCTAAATTCTTGCGCCTGCTTTTTCAAATCCTCAGGGCGCAAGGAACTGGTGAACTTCAACAGCCAGCGAATAATCGACGAATTCTTGATAGCCTTGACAATGCCCTGATCTGTAGTTGTTACGATTTCCATTAGTGGCGTCAGCGTTTCACTCAGCCGTTCGCCGAAGATATCGTCTCTATAAAAATCACTACGCAGATGAATGATATCTGCATACGGAAACGTATATCTTTGTCCGTTGAAAAATGTGAATTTCAAATACAAATCGTTGCCGATATATACGCACTCTGCGCTGTCCGCAGGGATAGGATACAGTTCAGTAGGATAGCCGTTGCCGTCACGGATAATCAAAATAAATGCGTTGTTGTTCAAGCACAGCTGTGTTGCGATTTTTTCTAATAGTTTCTGCATTGTCATGAACTCGTTAGGTTCTTCCAGTAGCATTCGCATATATGGTTCAGGGTTTATCTCGATACTGCCGTCACCATTTCGGCTATATGATTTTCTGATATGCTTTGCGGTCAGTTTTCCAATAGCCTTGACCTTTGGGCGAATGCAGGCACGCACCAAGTCCGACCGATAAACATTGCCGTCCCAGCTATAGTAGCCGTTGCCGATTTCCGTTATCATCTTATATCGGGTCACTACCTGTGACCTGTTTTTAAAACGATTTATCAGACCCATTTTTTCACCCCTTTCCTATACCAAACTCTCAAATTCTTCCTGCCGATTATAATAGACCACATATGCGTCTAGTAGTGCTGCAAGTCCGTCTATTCTCTGCGTCCGGTCAGATTTTTTACACGGCTGAATGTTGCCGTTGACATCTGTCTTGACAGCCGTATTTAAAAAACACCATTTATCAATTGGGTTGTTGTCGTAAACGATGTTGTGTCGCTGAAACTCAGCTTTCAAATTCTTCATCGGGTCAGACAGTGTTATAACGCCCTGGCGCACAGGTATTAAAACGCCCTTGCCAAACTCTTCCTCAAACGCCTTTATCAGCTCGTCCGAAACGTGCCAAGGGTCATAGCCGATAGCCAGAGGATAGATGTCTTCTTTGTCTCTCAACTCCAAAAACCAATCCAAAATAACACGCTTATTGACTTTGTTTCCCTCACACGTTCTCAGCAGACCTTGCGATTTCCACAATTCATACGGCACACTATCTCGTCCACGTCTGTCACCCTTTTCAGCGTCAGCGTCAAGAACGGCTTGTGGAATCCAGTACATAGATTTCACATACAATCTATCATCATCAGGCTTTTTGCAGATAGCCTTTGCGGCATTCAGGTCTATATAATCAGCGGCATCAAAACCGCCAATGAAATATCTGAACGGATAATCTACAACAGTTTCTTCATTGTTCAGCTCGTCCCACCTCAGCCAGCCGCTTTCGGTATTCTGTGGGAGGTTAAAATCTTTGACCATAACCGTTGCTTTGAAGCTAGGGTCATCTTTGGCTTTCTGCACCATTTGGCGTAGATAGTCGGTTGATTTTATCGTGCCCAGCCCAGGGTTTGCTTTCAGCCAGCATTCTTCTTTGTCCCATTCGTCGGGGCTATCCAGTTCGTAGATAAACGGCAGAAATCGGTTATTATTTTCTGTCAACCGTCCGTATAGCAGGTTATTCGCGTATTCGTACTGGGCGTCAAAGATACCGCCACGGACGAAGCCGTTTGTGGTAATGCAAAATAAAATGGGTTGCTGTCTAGCACCCATTGCTTGTTTTATCAAATCATATAGGTCTCGGTTCTTGATTGCCGCCAGTTCGTCAATAACACCGCAGTGAACGTCCAGACCGTCAAGGCTGTTTGAATTACTCGCAAGGGCTTTTATAAATCCCATGTTCAGCGGAAAATACAAATCGGTTGCACGTTTGCGAATATGTTTGCTCAACAGTGGCGATTGTTTTATCATTTTGTAGCAGGCGTTGAACCCTAGCTTTGCCTGATCTAGCATTGTGGCAATGTTATATATCTGCGGTGAACCCTCTCCGTCATTGACTAGCATATCATTTTCGACCGCCGCAGTTTCCGTTGTCTTGCCGTTCTTTCGACCTTCGATTATCAAACACTCGTTATACTGACGCAGGTTGTTATCATCAACAAAACCGAATAACGCTTGCAGTCTCGCCTTTTGGAAAAGTTCCAGCTTCAACGGCTGACCTAGTTTTCCAGACGGCAGCTTGCAGAATTTTTCTATAAAATCCGTGTGCCGTGTTGCAATAGCTTCGTCAAAATGAAACTCATCAGGGCTTGCAAACCTATTCAGCAGCATTTCCGAAACCTTTTTCATTTTCTCACACGCAACGATATTTCCGTCATAAATGCCAGTAAAATATTTTTCAAATTCCGTCAACGCTTTGCACCGCCTAGAAATTCCAACAACTCGTCGCCCTCGGACTTTTGCAGGCTGTCAAGGATAATATTCTCAACTGTCTTTGCCATTGCATTATATTTTCCAATTAACGTTGCATACGCTTTACTTGCAGGGTGCTCTGTTTTGACAGTAAAACCATTGCCGTTTGTTGCTTCGATGATTGCACCCTCTGCTTTTATCTTTTTCTGATACTCGCTCAGCAGATTCTCCATGTACTCCAGCTGATCTAACAGCTTTATGCCCAGCTCCCTCTTAGCTGGCTCACAACTATCCACAGCTTTTCGCAACTCGCTCAAATTCTTCTTGATTTTTGCCATTGTCAGATTACACCCCCTTATGCGATTTTATCATGCGTAAAAAATGACCTTTGCCCCCTCGGTATCTTAGGAAAAAATTCAGTCCAAATTTGAGGGGGGTACGGGCATACCAAATGCGTCAAATTCACATTTTGTTAATTTTTTAGGCGATTTTTGGTAGAAATGACCCTCGAAGTTATCATGACATTTTTTGCATACGAATTCGAGGTTAGCATGATTTAATGATACCTCAGGGTCACGAATGTTCGCTGGTGTCAGCAATGTTCGGTGATGAACGATATATCCAGCACGTTCATGACATTCTTCGCAAAGACCGCCGTCGATTAATATGCGTTTGTCGATGTAAGATTGGCGACACTTCTTCCATGCCGCTGAGCGGTAAAAGGAATATGCAAAGTCTTTCATAGTGCCGCCCCCATAAAATAAAAATGCCACACGTGGGACACATTGCTAAGAGGTGTGTGTGGCTGATTGGTATCGGTGTCAACACCATCGCAGTATCGACCGATATATCCGCCATAGCTAATGCCATAGCGGAAGTCAGGAGATCTAAAACAAAAAGAAGTAAAAAACATGGAGCAGGTTAAGTGATGGCGCACCGCCCCTGCACATTGCCTGAGGGCTAGCCACTCAGGCGTAAAGTATAAGGTTGGCTTTTATTGAGGAGATAGCCAACTGACCTTTTCACCCTATCGGGCTATTATACAGTATAGCAGATTAATAACTGCATTTCACTGCATTTCACTGCACTCTTTCGGAACAATGATATGTTTCAGGGCTTCGCCGTGAATTTTATATATTGTGCGTTCTGAATAGTTCATATAGTCAGTGATCCCCATTATGTATTCACCGTTTTCTTTGTTGAACTTCCCCACCCAGCGCTGATAAAAAAGATACCGCCTTTCAAGGACTTCTCGCTGGTCTGCGTCTGCCACTGCGTCAATGGATTGTTCAATTTGCAAACGTTTGTCAATCAGTATCAGCGCCAGTTCCTGCTGCCTGCGTTCGTATTCCGCTATGCGTTCTATGGTGCTTGACATCTTGTCGCCATTGCAACTACCATGACTAGCACCTGTATTTTCGTATGAAATACCAGCGTATTCTAGTTGTGACCGCAGTTTCTTGACCTTGTTTTCAATGATTTTCACACGCCTTTCAATTTTATAGGCGTTTTGCAGATACTCTTTCGCTGTCATTTCAACCGCCTTTCTGCACCCTGTCAGTCATTTCCGTTGATATCAGCTCCGACAGGTCAATGCCGTATGTCTCTTTCAGATAGCTGGCGTTGTTATCGTTGTCAAATTTTGCCGTGTCCATAATGTCAAACGTGCTATTCACTGCGTCGATAAATGCACGCAGGCGTTTGCCTTTCCAGCCGTACCACTTATCTAGCGTCCACAGAACAGTTGCCATTATCTGTTCTGTGATATCCTGCATAATCTCGCCTTGCAGTTCACTATATCTTTTCTGCATTTCCTTTGCGACCTCTTTCTTGATGTCGCTTTGTTTGACGATGTTTGTTCGTGCCTTCATGGCATTTCACCAGCTTCCAGAAATTCAGGGGTATCGAAAACATTTCCGACAATTTCGCACATATAAAAATCGCTAGGGTATATGTTTGACGTGTCACTTTCTCCGAAAAAACCAGTCTCAGGGTCAAATTTAATTTCAAAAACCTTTTTGTCAATATGTTTTGAAATATTTCTGTCGCACAGGCAGAGATCCCCCTCAAAAATTTTGTTGTCGTTCATGTCTGTCAGACCTGTGTACTGACCGACAGTTTCAGGGTCAACCGAATATGTTATTGGGATTGTATCAACAAACTGTTTGTCATTGAAATCATCGATTACCAGATTGTCACAAATAATGTGTTCAAAATCAGCACCCTTGTCCTTGAAGTATGGGCGTTTCCTAAGAACGTAATATCCACTTACCCATTTGCCATTGGCAATGCGTTTGCCACGAAATAATATTTCACGCATTGTCTTCATCACTCCTTGTTACCAAACTTTCAGTGCCATTTTCCAAGCACAAAACGCTCGTAAAACGTCCCCGTATATATCCTGTGATAGCGTTCTATCACCGCCCGGTCAAGAGTAGGGTTGTCCTCCAGCACAAAATGTCTGTAGATAAGCCGTTTTTCCTCAGCCTTGTCTATCCACTCTTTCTTGAACCAGTGGTAAGGATTGTCAGGATTGCAGTTGAACCACAGCTTGCTCCCCGCCACTGAACACCTTGCCACAGCCTGCTCTATAAAGCTTCTGGGCATAAGTGTCACCTCGTCAAGAAGCACCCCCGCAAGGGTCATGCCCTGGATAAGTGAGGGCGAGCCTTCGTCCCTGCCGCCAAAGTAGTAAAACCTGTTTTTCCTGCCACAAAAGCTAACGTCCATATAGTTCTTTGACGCGACCTCCACAGCCGTCATGCCCATGGCTTTCATATACTCCCTGAGTGCAGGCAGGATATTCCTTCTCAGCGACACGATAGTTTTTGAGCATAGCCCAAAAATGCACTCGTCAAAATTAGTCATCGCCCATGTCATAAAAGACGCCGACAAACAAAAGGTCTTGCCCGATCTGACCGCACCGTCACAGATTATCCCGTCGTAATCACTAAGCTCCCGTGCCGTCCACCATTTGAAAACAAACTTCTGATTTTCCGACAGCTTTGTTGTTTTCACAAGCTTTCACCGTCCATTCTTGCTCCGCAAAGTGGACAATAAGTCGGGAACGTATCGCCGCATATTTCTTCTAAATTGCTTGCATAATATTCTGTTTTACATTCACTACATCTTGTACAGCCGTTTTCATACATTAATTCTGTGGTTTCCCACTTTCCGTGCCTTGCTTCCTGCACGTCTGCGGTAGGCTGTTCATTGATTATATCGGCGATACTGCTGTTATCACCCAGAATGCCTGTTATGCCCTTTTCGTATATCGGCATACACGCTGCCGATAATTCGTTAATCAGATTGTCTGCGTCAATGTATTTTGCCATATGTTATACCTCCAATCTGACACCGGAATATTCAACCCTAAGTGCCTGTGAATTAAATAAACAAACCGGGGCGAGCCCGTGACTGCTGTGCGCATTGTAGTTGCTGATAGCTCCTGTCGGGGTGACGGAACGCACGCCGCTAGCGTTGCCGGTGTCGCACCTCCAAGGAGTGAGCGTCCACATACATTCTTCAAACAGCGGTACATAGTCTCTATACTTGCGGTACTGCTCGCAGGAAAGGAGCGTTATATAGTCCTCGCACGTTCCGTAAGCTTTATCGCCGTTATCGGCGACAAGGTCAGATGTTTGCTTTATAAGATGCTCCGTGTTAAAATGATCCTCGAGTACATTTTCGTTAAGAACGCGGCGGAGAGTGGATTTCTCCCAGTTGTTGCAGCCGTCCTTGTACTCCTCGTTAAAACGCTTTTCACACCAACACTCAGCCGTTATCGCTAAGTAGTTGCCGTTGATAACATCGAGGCATATAAAGTCTATACCCTTGTATTTAAACTTCATTCCAGGTTTTAATTTGATTTCAACCATTTTTTGCCCCTCCTCAAATTGTAATATTCATTTTTCATCTGGCAACACCGTCCATTTTAATACCGATACCATTCACGTCAACAGCCGTATCAGCCACGCCGAATATAACCTTGCCTATGGCAGTGGACACGTCGCCTTTATGGTAGTTATCTACGGTCATCTTGAATCCCATTCCTGATATCGTTACCTTATCCTCCACCAGATTGACAGCCCTGAAAACCTTGCCGTGCATAGCATTTTCATACACACCATGCAACTTTTCCAGTTTCTTCTGACTTACGCCTGCCTCCCACAGAATAGACGAGAGCTTATGCTCGTCTATGGTCGGCATATCGGTCTCGTGAGCGTTCTGGTCAACGAACGTGGAAATCTTATCGTTCACTGCGGTGATAAGGTCATAGTCAAGCTCATCGCCCACAACATTTGTCAGGATATCCTTGAAAGTTTCCTTTTCGTTCTGACAGGTCATTGAGAACTCGCAAC